CCCAGTATTTTCTATTTTAATATTTGCATAACGTCCTCTAGCCCTAGTGTCAACTTTAGTTGTACTAGACGTAATTGTAAAAGGACTTAATGTAGTTGCTGTACTCGGATCAGCAGGAAAATCTTTGACAGATATTGTAACTTGGTTATTACCTGTTAATACTTTAAAGTTAGGTAAAAATCTACGCATAGCTAAAAATATTTCACTTTGATCTTTTTGTAATGAAAAACTAAAAGATTGAACAAAAGAAGTTAAAGCTGTGGTGCTTCCATCAGGATTAATTTGATCTGTCCCTACTTCGTGTTCAAATAAAACTGTTTGTCCCAAACCTGTTTCGCCTTGAATAACGGGAAATGTACCTGTGTTAGAATTATTGAAAGCTGTTGCGTATGGTTTTGGATACACTAATGAATCAATCCAAGTAGTTCTAATTGAATTTGTATTTGTGCCCGTATACCAATTACCCATAGGTAAACCTGCATTATCTTGTCCGTAATTATAAACTACATATCTATCATTAAATGTAGCATTAGCTGTTGGGTACCACCAAATAACTTCTGTAAATAAATTGTTTATGCCTGCACAAACTTGTTGTCCTTTTGTAGTATCAATGTCATCATAGACATAATCTTCAACAGAACAAGGTAATGTATTAACTGTACCATCAAAAGAAAAGAATCCGTTGTTACCCATCCAATATGCAACACCATCAATTTCAATAGCTGCGTTCTTACCTATCAATCCACAGTTTGTACCAACTTGTTCAAATCCAAATGTAAATGGTGCACCAACAAATTTCATTGCATACAATGCATTATCAGTCCACACCAAAATATTTTCTTTTGCAACTAACGCACCCATAATTTTTGTGCCGTCTTGTAATCTTTGTGTACCTGCAGTGTTAGTTGCTTCAGGTGTATAATTATTTATATCTTCATCAACAGAAAATCTTATAAACATATCGTCTTGTGTTGTAGGTGAACCTATAGTCACCTCTGTTCCAAAATGAATTAAGTGACGTGTTGTTGGTGATATTAATGTAACTCTAGTTGCAGTTGGATTATTTGTTGTTTCAAATCCTGATGTATTTGTTGCAGCTCTGTTACCTGTTGGATTAGCAGCTCCTGCGTTCCAAGTAAATGTTTTACCATTAGCAATTGTTGCAACTAATACTTCACCAAAATTACTTAACGACCAGAGCCCTGGTTCAAGAGTTACAGTTGATGCCTGCACTGCACTACCAAAACCTGAAAACAATGTTGCGTTTTGAACTAAAGTTCCATCAGAGTGAGCTTGTCCATTTGATGTACCAGCAGTCGCTGTTCCGTTTGTGCCTCTAGTAATACCTAAAAAGTTTGTAGCATTTTTTGATGTGTATGTAATTAATTCATTTTCTACTAAAATTGTACCGGCAGCATCAAAACCAGTGGTTGAGTCAACTGTAATTGAAGTTCCTGATCCACCTGTACCAGCAGTATCCGCGTTCAACGCTCCGTCTAAATTTGTTTGTGCAACACCAGTAATTGTC